CCACGGTCCACAGAGACAAGTGGAAGAGTTCACCCAGTCGCAAAGCTAGCGTGCCGCGAAATCCTAACTCAAAGAGAGTCAATCTAGTTGACCTCAAAGAGTGAAGATGACGACGGAACCAGACAATGCCCGCTCTAAAGCGAACATTGCTGGACACGCCAGCCAAGAACTGAGAGAACTCACGGCCAAGAGATGTCACGTACTCCGACGTCCGCAAACGACCAAAGCGAAGAGTGGGAACGACCCGAAGGTCGCCCCCACGAAAACGCAAAAGGGTGCTATTCAGCGACCCAAACTGGTCATCGACGGAAGTCTTTGTACGCTCGACCTCTAAACCCAACTCTCCTACCGTAGCGAACCAAACATCCGCAACAGACTTTTGGGCCTGAAAAAGGATGTCGTCGCCGTTGATAAGACAAGGGAGAGCCATCGCCTCCTTCCACCCCAAACCCGCAGCACGGACTGACCAAAGAAAGGCCAGCCTGTTCTGAAGGCAAAGGAGAGGAAAGGAGAGATAACTCCCCATCATCTGACCAATGCGTGGTTCACCGATGTCAACACGCTGACGCGTGCAGGGCGGGCCCTTACCCTCAAGCCGATACAAGAAAGGCCTAAGGATAAGAACGGCTCGATCCTTAACGGAATCGGGAACCATGGTAGACGAAGAGAGGGCTGCACGTACAATCGTTTCAGCGACTTCAATTGAAAGAAAGTCAGTAGCTGACTTATAGTCGCCGGAAACGAGCGTGCCACCACGAGAAGAGGAGAACCCCGCGCGCTGAAGAGACTCCCTCGTAACATCACCACGAGACAACCACTTGTTCTTGGACAAGTGGTTATACATCGTGCGATGAAAAGGACGAAGGAGAAGTTCGTCGGAAGAAAACTTCGTCAGAGGACGTGGTTTCCCGGCCGACTGGACGACGATCACTTCCGCCTCCGGGCGCTCGGTGTCGGGACGAGAAGGACCAGAGAGACATTCTGTGAGGAATGAATCGTGATCAATCTCGGAACCAAGACACCCGCCGGAAGAGCGCGGAAAATCAGTCGTTGCGCTAATGGGGGGGGAGGTAGAAAGAACCTGCTCTTCGTAACCCAAGTCCCAGCCCTTAGAGAAAAGCAGGGCGGCTTGGCGTGCTACGAATTGCAAGTAACCGGTGGGGAGATTCCGCTTAGGTCGGCGGAACCCCTCGACGAGCTTCTCCACAAGAGGCAACTCCATACAAGGACATGAGTCCGGGAGTAACTTCTTGATGGACTGCCAAGCAAAAACTTCTTCCTGAGAAGAAGACGGGCAGGACGCTAAAAGCTCCTTCACCTCGGAAGCAAGCCCCATGCAGGGCAAGTCCGGGGTGGGAGAGAAGTCGGGGGCGGGACATCCGAAGATGTACCCCCACTCACACAGAGCTCGACGGACAGTGTTGACTGTCCGGAGCCGGTAAGCGCGACAGAGTCGCGGAAGGTGTTTGCGCGAGCACCCCAAAGAAGGGGAAATCGCCGGGCGCCGAGACCGAACCATAGTTGACTAGTTGAGTCAATTAT